ACACTGGAAATACCAGCAAAATATGCTCAAACGAAAGAAGAAAAAGAAAAATTACAAAAATTACTATCAGAGAGTTTTAAAAAATATTTTGAAGCAGAAAATGGCGCTGTTTTGCCACTGACTAGCGGAATGAAATACAATGAATCAGATAGTAATATTGGTTCTAAAGGTGGCAGTCAAGGCAAAGACATCAGAGCTTTTGTTGATGACATTTTTGATTTTGTGGCCATTGCTTTTCAAGTACCGCCGCAACTGATTAAAGGCAACGTTGCAGATACGGGAAAAGTGGTTAATAACTTATTAACCTTTTGTATTAGTCCATTAACTGAAGTTTTAGAAGACGAAATTAATCGAAAACTCTATCGAAAGAAGGCATATCTTGAAAGGACCTATTTAAAAATTGATCCAACACGTATACGCAATATAGATATTACTGATCTAGCATCATCATTAGACATTCTTGTACGGGTTGGAGGTTTTACTATTGATGATGTATTAAAACGATTAGGTATGGAACCATTAGAAACAGATTATAGTCAAGCCAGATGGATGACGAAAAACTATGAACGAATTGACAAAGAGAAGGGAGGTGAATGATGCCAGAGTTATTAAAAAATAAGATTGAACCAAGAATTGAAGTGCTAAATGCAGTGGATGGTCCAGTAAAAGTATATTTATACGGTGTTATTCGAAAGAAAACATGGTGGGATGATGGCGATGATGATTTTATCTCAGCAGATCGTGTGCAAAAGTTATTAAACGACCTTGATGGTAAGGATTTAGTAATCCATATGAACTCAAATGGTGGGGATGTATTTGAAAGCATCACTATTTCTAATTTAATTAGGGATTATGAAGGCAATGTTGATCTCTTTATTGATGGCATGGCTGCAAGTGGCGCCAGTATTGTGGCAACTGCAGCAGATAAAGTGATTATGTATACCAATTCACAGCAAATGATTCATAAAGCATGGACATTTGCATCAGGAAATGCTAATGATTTAAGAAAAGTATCAGATGATCTAGATAAGATTGATACATCAGTAAAAGCAAGTTATGAAAAGCGGTTTGTTGGCGAAAAGGATGAGTTAGAAGCATTAATCAAAAATGAAACTTACTTGACGGCTGAAGAGTGTTTAGCCTTTGGTTTATGTGATGAAATTGTTGATTTAGAAGATGAAGAAGAGGAAATGCCAAAAGATAATATTAAAGAAAATCTCTTTAATAAGTATAAAGGTAATATTCAAAATAAGACACCAAAGAAAAAAGTTACAAATGAAGGAAATAATGAAAATGATGACAATAGTCTATTTAAAAATTTTAGGAGGTAACAAATGCCAGGAGCAATGAAAAACAGTGATTTTGAAAATGAAAAGTATGTAAAGTTACAAGAAGACATGAAAAATGCAATTGAAGAAGGTGATTTTGATAGTTTTGCAAAGGTGCAAATTGAAATGGCCAACAAAATTCAAGATGATATTTTGAATGAGGCGAAAAATGCAATTCATGATGATTACAATGATACGAGGGTATTAGCCGATCGTGGTTTAAATACCTTAACTGCAGAAGAAACAAAGTATTACAACGAAGTCATTGGTGGTGAAGGATTTGATGGTGTTGAAGAATTAATGCCAGCAACTATTTTTGACCGTGTCTTTGAAGAGTTAAAAGAAAAGCATGCAATTCTTAATGAAATTGATTTTGTGAACACCACTGGCGTAACAGAGTGGATTACTAGAAACGGAACAATTGACGGTGCTTTTTGGGGTAAATTAACGGCAGCGATTACTAAGAAATTAGAAATGGCTTTCAAAAAGGAAAGAACAGGACTTTATAAGTTATCTGCTTATGTGCCCGTTGCAAAAGCGATGCTCGATTTAGGACCTCAATGGCTAGACCGATTCGTTCGAGCAATTTTATTAGAATCAATTGCTATTGCTTTAGAAATTGCCATCATTAGTGGCGATGGTAAAGACAAGCCAATTGGTATGATTAAAAATTTAGAAGGCGCAGTTGTTGATGGTGTGTATCCGAATAAAGATACAGTGGCCATTACTGACTTAGAACCAAAAACTTTAGGTAAAGAAATCATGGCACCTTTAACAAAGGGTGGTAAAAGAGCAGTACCAAAGGTTTTATTAGTTGTTAATCCGATTGATTACTGGGAAAAGATTTACCCACAAACAACTTTTCTTTCTGCAGATAAATCTTATGTTTATGGTGTCTTACCAATCCCTGCAAAGATTATTCAATCTGTGGCTGTAACACAAGGTCAAATGGTTGCTGGTATGGGTAAAGATTATTTCATGGGCGTTGGCAGCACTCAGAAAGTTGAGTACTCTGATCACTACAAATTCTTAGAAGATGAAAGAACGTATATTGCAAAGCAGTATGCCAACGGTAAGCCAGTAGATAATGAGTCTTTCTTATTATTTGATATCTCTGGTATTGGAGCACCAGAAGTTTAGAAAGGAGTTTTAAATGAAAGCAATAGCAACGAAACAATTTATTAATAAATACAGCAAAGCCCTCGTAAAAGAGGGCGATGTTGTAGAAGTGAAAGAAAAAAGATTTAAGGAAATTAATGAGGCTGGGTTTGGTGAGCTTTTAGTAAAGGAAAAAGACACTAAGGAATCAACTGAAAATAAAGATAAAACAGAAGAACCAGGTGATGAAGAAAAGTAGGTGCTAAATGTTAGAAGATTTAAAAGACTATCTTAGAATAACATGGCCAGATGAAGATGATAAATTAACAAAGATGATTGCAAGGGGAAAAACTTTTCTTGATAGCATAGTAGGTTTAAAAATGACTTATGCTGATGCCAGTCAAGAAAAGACACTACTCCTTGATTATTGTCGGTATGCTTATAATAACGCAACAGAATACTTTGAGGAAAACTATCAACCAGAAATCTTAAGATTGCAGCTCATGAAAGCAGCAGATGATTTCGCTGAACAGGAAGTAGTTGAGTAAAATGATTAAAGAGAAAAAACAAATCATGCGAGATATGAAAACTGTTTTAAATCATCCTATCAAAGTATATGGAACTGTTGAAAGTCAAAATGAATTACTTCAAAATACTAGAGATCATGCTTTGCTTAAAACTATTCCTGGCAAAGTGATCCCTCAAACGGGGAAAACCATTAAATCACCAGGTGATAAAAAAGAAGTTGTTATTACTCATAAGATTAAAACAAGGTATCATGCTGGCAAAGATATTGATAATAAAATGTATCTCAAGTTTAGAGATACAAGATTTAACATTAAACATATTTTAAACGATCGTTTTGATGACCAGTACCTAGAAATATTTGTTGAGGAGGTGCAATCTCAATGAAAGATGGTTTTGACATGTCGGAAATAGATGAGTTGATTGAGGATCTTCAAGCAATAGAAAAAAATAGGCCAAAGGCTGCAAAGTCTTTCATTAGAAAAGAAGGGACGCAGTTAAAAAACAAAACTTTAAGGAAAGCAAAATCCACAATAAATAAAGAAAAAACAGGTAATTATATTGATAGCATCAAAAGAGGTGAACCCTATTTGTATAAAGGCCATATTCTATCTATAAGAGCGTTTAATTCTGCGCCTCATGCTCACTTAATTGAAAATGGGCATCTATTAACGTCGGAAAATGGAAAAGAAATCGGTTATGTCAAAGGTCGCCATATATTTGAAAAAGCAATCAATGAGTTCCAACCATATTATCATAAACATTGCAGAAAATTTGTAGATGATGTTTTTAGTGATGGTGGTTGGAGATGATGGCCCAAGTTGAGTTAGCAATTAATAAAAAATTAAAAAGTGCTTATCCTGAAGTAGGAATTGAGCCAGATGATATTAAAGATGGTTTTAAAAGACCGTCTTTTTTTGTTGATTTTTCTTATAACAAAACAACGAAAGTATCAGATGAATTTTATAAAAAAGATTTAAGTATTGTGATCTATTATTTTCCATCAGATCGAAATAAGTATTCAATGGAAATTTTAGAAGTTGGCGAAACTTTAGAAGAACTATTTTTAGGAAAACTTGTCATTGAAGATGAAGCAGAAGAAAAGATTGTGACCATTAATGCAGTTGATCTAGATACTGTTGATGGTGTTTTACAAGTCAGTTTTGATTTAGAAGTATTCACTTCTAAAGTTGAAAGTGATGACAACGAAATGATGGAAGATTTAGAAGTAAGTATAACGAAGGAGGAGTAAATGGGATTACCAAGTATAGATATTAATTTTACCCAAAGAGCAGTAACAGCTGTTAGCCGCAGTAGTCAAGGTGTTTTAGCAGTTGTTGTTTTAGATGATACTGTACCTGAAACAAGTGTGAAAGAATATAAGGACATATCAACTTTTGAAGCGTCAGAATACACTTCAGAAAATGCAGATATTATTAAAAGAGCCTTTATGCTACCTATTAATAAACTGATGGTCTGTAAGATTGGTACAGTAGATGAAATGACAGTGGCCATGGATTTATTAAAAAATAAAGTTTTTGATTGGTGTTGTGTTGTATCTGGGGTAGTAGCAGATCAAGATGATTTTGCCAGTTGGATAACATCGCGTAATGAAAGCAATGCTAAAAAAGTAAAGTTTTTAGGTTATCAATTAACAACTAGTGATGACATGCATATTTTAAATTTCACAAATGATTCAGTTTTAATTGAAGGCGATACAGCAGTAACACCAGGCCAT